ATAATATATACATAATCAAACAATACTTAAAGCGATGGAGGTAGTCGGTATGAAGGTTTTTAGAATGGCAGATGTTGAGAAGATAGAAAAGATGCTTGCGGACGGAAAGACGGTGGTTGTAGAGTGGCACACACCTTACGAAGCAGGCAACAAGGTAGAGACAGTTAAGTACGTAAGATGGGATGGCTTGGTATTCACAACTGGCGACTGTGTTTACACAGGGATAGACAAACTGATCGACATTAGAGAGGCAGCATAGAAATTTTTTTACCCAAACAACTCGCAAATGAGTGTTTCACGTGAAACACAGTTCGCAAATTTGAAAGGAGCGTATTTGTATGAAGGAAGTATTGAAGAAGTTAAGAGTTTTAGAGGCCGAAATGGAAGAAGCTGAGAACCAGTCAGAGTATTGGATGGAAGAAGAACACCTGGATATGAAAAAGTCAGACAGCTACGAGGCAGAGGCAGACAGATTGTACCAGGAAGTGTACAAGATGCACAACCAAGTGGCAGATTTTATCGTAAGTCTCACTTCCGGCCAGATTGACAAAGTGACAGCAATGTTGATGATGCGTCAGAGAAGATCAGACGTAGAGAGAATTTTAGAGATGGCGTAGGAGGGTAACGGATATGATGAAATCAGAGTTTATCGAGAGAACAGGGTTTGAGCCGACCGAGGCAGAATACAGAGAAATCGAAGCAGAGTACATGGGATGCGACATCGACAAAGACGAGTTCTGCAAGACATGGAAAAAGCAAGGTGGCATTCAGAGACTGATGAGACTCCGTGCGAGAAGAATCGAGGAACTCGAGGCAGAACTTGTAAAAGAGAAGAATGACTACGACAGAATGGATGCTCAGTATTGCACCAAGATTAATGAACTTAAAAAGCAGATTTCAGATGATGGACTGGCTCTTAATAGCATGAATGCTCAGATGGGATTGATGAGAAATAAGGCTGCGGGAGAAATTGAGGAATTACTCAAGAGAGCGACTGAGGCAGAAAGAAAACTGGCAATCCTCAAAGAGGCATTCGATATCATCACAGGAAAGGAGGCGAAGTAATATGGCATTATTAGAGGTTAGGACAGAGTGGGCGGTTTACAAGAACTGCTTCCTGCAGGTGGCAAAATACCAGGCAGACAACAGTAGAGCAATCGAGATTTGGAACGAAGAGGACGGACCTATAGCACGTATCACGGTATGTATTACTGGAAGTATGCTGGCGGAGGACGAAGTGGTGCTTGATACGAATAATTGCCCTTGGGCGGTTGAATTTGTTGAGAGCAATGATTTAGGCGAGAATACCGGCAGAACAGTAAGAAGCGGTTACTGCACATACCCGGTAGTGAAACTGAATGTCGAGAAAATCGGCGAATATTTGGAGGTGGCGTAATGGAAAGAGTGTATTTCAGCATCAACGAGAGTGCGGCCAAGACGTCTCATAGCATGATGTCGTTCAGCGATTACAAGGAAGGAAGCAAGACGGCGAGGTATAAGGCGCAGGTTGACAAAGCGTATGAACTGGGTGAGAAGGTGATCCAGGCAAGACCTTCTGAGGAAGAGAGGGTTACGAAACTCTGTGAGAGATATTCAAGACGATTGGCTCAGAACATCAACAAGGATATTCAGATTGGCATGATGTGCCCGTCCGTGATGATTTCCGGAGCAGGCAATTTCCCGGTAAAGAAGAAAGAAAAGCAGGTCGCAGCTTGGGATAAGAACCACGAGGACTACAAGCAGGTGGAAGGAATCCTACATAAGATTGAGAGCATCTTCTATGGCAAGGATGTTATCAAGTCGAGCGACGAGAATGCAATCGAAAAGCTGCAGGAGAAAGTGGACGAGTTAAGAGAAACCCAGGAGCAGATGAAGGAAGCCAATAAGGCAATCAGATTAAAGGACACGAAGAAAGGAGACGAACTTCTCCGAAATATGGGCTACACAGACGAGCAGATCAAGGACCTTAGAACTCCGGATTTTTGTGGCAGACTTGGCTTCCCGGACTATGCGCTGACGAACAACAACGCCAACATCCGCAGACTGGAAGGGAGAATTAAGAGCCTGCAGGAAACGAAGTCCAAAGGAACCCAGGAAAGCGAGAATAAGTTTTTCAAGGTCAAGGAAGATACGGATGCAATGAGAGTTCAGTTATTCTTTGAGGGCAAGCCTGAGCCGGAAGTAAGAGACGTGTTAAAACATAATGGGTTCAGATGGGCGCCTTCCGTTGGAGCGTGGCAGAGGCATCTCAACGCAAACGGAAAATCGGCTGTAAGAAGCGTGATCCGTGATTTAGAGGAAATGGAGGCAAAGGCATGAAGATAGAACCGAGAAAACCAAGCGATAGAGGCGGGTGGTTGTGTATGCCACGGTTAGAAAACTGTCCGGAAGGAAAACCTGGATGGGAGAAAGTCAACTGTCCGGTATGCGGCGATCCTTGTTGGAAGAGACCCGAGGATGCCGGAGTAATTGAAAAAAGTAAGTTAGATGGAGCGGCGTGTACGCTCTGTGCATTAAAGAAAGGAGCGGGGCAGAAATGACATTAGCAAAAGCGGCGACAGGAGTCGTTACTTCGGGTGGCGGTGTCTACAATATCGGTTTTAATGACGGAGACGAGACACAGTTCGACGCTCAGAACTTAAAAGACCTGCAGGAATGCTGGGAGGGGCTCTGTAAGGACGAGAAGATTCCACAGAATTGCGTGGACTACGTGGAGAGGGTGAGTTAGTGGAAACTCTGACACGAGAGATAGCGGATGAGTACAGAAAGAGAGCAATGCTTCTGCCGGCAAACGGATTGCAGGACATTGGCAAAAGAAGAGAATTGCGGAAAGAACTGCAGGCCAGGTGCGATTTAACGGAACTGCAGGCAGTGAACATCATCAATGGTTTTCACATTCCGGACTATGTGAAGATAGCGGCAATCAAAGCAGAAAAGGAGGCACAGGAAAATGAGAATTGAGAAAGAAGGATTTGTACTGAACCTGGAAGGTACCTGGTGCGAGATTTCCAATAAATACGGAGTCCAGGAACACGGAGACGTGGCGGTAAATGAAGAGGATATTCCGGAAGGATATGCAGAGAAGAAGCTGGATCAGTTCATTGGCACTCATAAGGTCAGAGGGTTTATGAAGGCCGAGAACTGCGAGAAGAAAGTGGCATTCGACCCGGAGACTAAGGAATACATTCAGCTGCAGGCGGTAAAGCAGGCAGGCGACGATGTATATGTGGTGCAGAAATTTGATAATGAGCTGGTATTTATGGGCGAGATATGGAGCGGGTGCAAGCACAAGGACGAAGTCCTGGATTGGATGCGATCCAACTACGAGGTTGAAAGTTGCTTGACGGCAGAAGTGTATAGAAACCCGTTAGGCGATTGTACCAATGACGGAATATCTTCATACCAAAGAGAGTTATACGTCCTGGCAGCGCAGAAAGGACCTTTTGAGCCGGAGGACATCAGACAGTGCGTGTACATAGAGAAACGAGAGGTTATGGGTAAAGAGTACGTTGACTGCAAGCCTGCATACCGCAGAAAGCGTTGGTACATGATGGGCGGCAATTTTCTCTATACATCAGACAGCAGATTTAAGGAGATTACAGGGATCAGCTACCCGATAGCAATTCACGACAGATACGAAGGGAGGTAGGCAATATGGTTATCGTTGGGTATTACGCTCACGGCAACAAGCATTACGTGGCATTCAATGAGAATGAGGAACGCCCGGACAGATTTATGATTACGGACGGATTTCACGACAGACCGGTAAATGAGCGAAACGCAGGCAAGTATAAGGGGTACGTCAAGATTGAGAAGTCTGAGTGTGACTTGAAGAAAATCATCGGACGCATCCGTGGTACAAGACCGTGGCATCCGCTGCTGAAATTGCTTCAAAAAGAAGCGGGGTAAATTTTTTACCCAGGAGACTCGCAAATACGAAATTTAGTGATTGAATAATACGCGTTTAGGAGGATAAGACATGGAAGCTAAAGACATTGTAAATATTGGATTGGAGCATATACATCCACATCCGGACAACCCGAGAAAAGACCTGGGAGATTTGACTGAGCTGGCAGAATCCATCAAAAAGAATGGAATCCTGCAGAACTTGACGGTCATTCCGAAGGAAGGAGAGCCGGGAGAGTACACTGCAATCATCGGTCACAGAAGATGCGCGGCAGCAAAGCTGGCAGGAGCGGCAGAGGCACCCTGCAGAATTGTGGAGGGAATGACTCATAAAGAGCAGGTATCGACGATGCTGGAAGAAAATATGCAGCGTGGCGATTTGACAATTTGGGAGCAGGCGCAAGGATTTCAGATGATGCTCGACCTCGGAGAGACAGAGGACACGATCGCAGAAAAGACTGGTTTCAGCAAGAAAACCATTAGACACCGTTTGAACATTGCGAAGCTGGACTCCAAGACATTGATGGAGAAGGAACGACAGGACGGCTACCAGCTGACACTTACGGATATGTACGAGTTGGAAAAGATTAAGGACATCAAGACAAGGAATAAGATTTTGAAGGAGTCCACGGATTCCCGAGACCTGGCAAGGCGTGCAATCAATGCTCAGAAGGAGCAGAAACGCCAGGAGAATATGAAGCTCTATGTGGCGATGATGAAGAAGCTGGGATTGAAGAAAGCACCGAAGGAGGCAGACAGCGAATTTTACACAGATAAGTGGGAACGTATGGAAAGTTACAGCCTGGACAAGGAGCCGCCTAAGACAATGAAGTTCAAGGACAACGACGAAACGATGTTTTACCTGGAACGATACGGAACTTTATATGTGGTTCGCAAAGCGAAAAAGGAAAAGAAGGTACTTACACCGGAAGAGGAAAAGGCAAGGCAGAATAAGCGTAATAAGAAACAGATCAAGGCTATTCTGAAAGAAGCAACCAGCACAAGAAAAGCATTCATTGAAGGTATTTTATCCGGAAGGATTAACAAAATCACAGATGAGAAGAAAGTCGAAGCGGACCTTTTTGAACAGATGATGAGCTACGAGACGTATACCGGCCATAACACATTAAAGAAATTCTTTGTGGGATGTGAGGTTTACAACGCTCCGAAGGAAGAATTGGAAGCAGCCGAAAAGAAGATGGAAGGGTTAAGTGTTTTACACAAACTGCTCTGCATGGTATCGGCAATGGCTGGAGAAGAGGATCTTGTAGATAATTGGCATTACACATACGACACAATAGGCGGTGAGCGCGTAAAGGCGCTGTATAAAGTCCTGGAACAGTATGGCTTCCAGTTCCCTAACGATGAAGAGAAAAGCGTGGTCGAAGGAATCAGTGATTTGTATGTAAAGAAGGAGTGTTAGTGATGCAGGAATGCGAGGGATTTATAAAAGACGCCGATTGCACCAAAGACACGCCGCTTATGTACGGAGAGCCGGATATACCGATATATGGTACCGGCAAAAGGATAATTCCTAGAGTTGAAGGCAGGAGAGACTCTTCCCATTTTGAGAAGATTTTCCTGCCGGAACTGTTACCAATTGAGGAGTACGACCTGGTTGCAATACTTCTTTCCGGAGGAAAAGATAGCATAGCTTGCTATTACAAACTGCTGGAACTCGGAGTACCAAAAGAACGGATGGAGTTTTGGCACCATGACATTGACGGTGGCAACCCGGAGAGAAGAATGGATTGGAAATGTACACAGAATTATGTGAGAGCATTTGCAGAAGCGGAAGGAGTAAAGCTGAGACTTTCGTGGAGGGTTAATGGATTTTTCGGGGAACTGTATAGAATCGGTGCAAGCGAACCGGTTGAATGGCTTGATCCGGACACCGGAGAAGTGAGGCAGTGTCGATTGTCGAGAAATTATCTACAATGCCAGGAAATTAAAGAAAAAGCCACGGAAGATATGGAAGCAGAACTGAAAAAGCTGGGGTATAGAATGAAATTTCCTGCAAAAACAGGAGATTTGAGCAGGAGATGGTGCAGCGCATATTTGAAAATTATGGTCGCAGACACGGTGATGTCAAATCTCAGCCGACTGCAGGAGTTAGAACAGCTTGGAGGGAAGAGACATAAATTTCCAGCAAAAGGCGGTACCCACCAGGGACGTTGGTGTAGCGGAAATCTAAAGGCGGCAGTCCAGGACAGTGTAACATCAAATTTGGAACAGACAAAGGAAAATGTAAAGATTTTAGTTGTTTCCGGAGAACGACGAGGCGAGTCAAAAGGGCGTTCAAAGTACAACGAAATTGAAATCCATAGAACGAATGCACCGGCAAAAGCACATAGAATAGTGCATCAATGGCGGCCGGTGATTGACTATTCGGAAAGAGACATATGGGAAGTTCTAAAGAGGCACAAAGTCAATCCGCATCCTTGCTACAGAGCGGGATGGAATAGATGCAGTTGTGCGATGTGCATATTCTCTACCCCGAAATTGTTTGCAGGAATAAAGGAGATATATCCGGAAGAGTTTGAGGCATTGAAGAGAGATGAAGAGATACTTGGCTTCACACTGGATAACAAATGCGACTTAGAAACATTCGTCGGAGATGCGGAGTCATGTGTATATCACGGAGATTTCGAGGCGTTGAGGAGTTTGATTACCGGAGAATTTACAATCGATGATGTGTATGTGAAGGGACGATGGATGTACCCGGCTGGAGCATTTCATGGAGCGGAAGGAGGACCGTGTTAGGATGGAAAAGAATAAAAGACCGGAGATCACGGCGATGTTGTCGCTCTCAATCCAACGGCACATCTGCCCGAACAATGACCCGAGAATTTACTGGGCCAGGGAAGTGACTTTCGACTACGCCACCACGAATGCAGTGCGGGTGGATTTTATGAAATTCAAGCCGGTGAACAATACTGTGTCCGGTATAGAGAAGGGAGACTTCTACTGCTACGAGGTTAAGTCCTCAGTAGAGGATTTTCGCTCGAAGAACGGTCACAACTTCCTGGGAGACTACAATTACTATGTGATGCCGGAGGAAGTGTACGAGCAGATCAAGAAAGAAATTCCATACCAGGTAGGCGTGTATGTTCCGGATGGAATGAACTACCGGGGCGAGTGGTACGACCTCAAAGCAATCAAGAAGGCAAAGAGAAAAGATAGAAGCAGGCCGGTATCGGAAATGCTGTTGATGATGTTCCGGTCTGCAGCACGAGATAGAAAGAAGGTGTTGAGCGATGGATATTAAAAACAAAAACGAATTAAAGAGAAGGATAGACCTGTTCCTGCATGACTTCACGCCGGAAGAATATAAAATCAACGAAGAGTTTTGCAAGGAAACCATGAGAATGATGGCTGATTTTATCGGCCACGTAGATAACAGACTTGACTCGGCGAATGCCAAAATTATTGCCGGAAGGAAGAGAGAAAGCGAGCTGGCAGAATATATCATCAAAGAGTGCCATTTCTGCCCGATTCCGGTTGAAGTTAAATGCCAGCACGGCTTCAGAGAGAATGGATGTAAGAAGTGCTTATTGAAACATACGGACTTACTGGATAAACCAAGGGAGGATTGACGTATGGTGGTGAATGCAAAATGCAATACCTGCAAAGAACCCACGAAATATGTGGCAGGATTCTTTGACGGACCAAGGGGCAGGCATGGATGCCTGTTTGATTGCAAAAATGAGCAGTGCGAGGTTTATCAAGTGAAGAGATTTACAGAGTCAGAGGCAGTCAAGGAAAGAATTAAGATTCAGAACTTGAACAGTCAGAAGGGAATGTATGCAGGCTATATCGCAGCGCTGAGGAAAGATGCCAAAATAACAATGATGAAAATGTCGCAGATCGCTGGATGCAGTCCGGCAGAGTACAGTTCCTACGAGCATGAACGAAAAGAATTTGATCCGGAAATATACCGAAAATGCGAAAAATATCTAAAAGAGAAGGAAGGTGGAGGGCGATGTTGACGCTGCCAATAAAAAAGAAGTGGTTTGATATGATCGTCTCCGGAGAAAAGAAAGAGGAATACAGAGAAATCAAGCCGTATTACGACAGCCGGTTTATGAATGCGTTCGGTTTTCTCCTGGTTGGCGGACAGATGGTATATGGAGAGGCGGTAACGGAAGAAATCCGGAAGCCGTGGCCGGTACCTGTAGTATTCAGAAATGGATACTCGAAGGACTCGCCGGAAGTCGTTTGCAAATGCACCCTGCATTTTGGAAAAGGTAATCCGGAGTGGGGTGCGGAACCCGATGCATTATATTATGTGCTGAAAATAGAAAAAGTGGAGGAGGTAAGAAATCATGTGTTGCTGGGATGATGGAGATTATTTTGAGCCAGGCGAATTTGACGAGAAAATCGAAGAGTTAAAGAATGAGCTTAGAGAATCGGTAAAAAAGGAAATCAACGATGAAATCGAGAAACTGCGCAAAGAGAATAAGGAACTGCAGGGTATTAAGAGAAACTTCGAGTCGGTGAAGAAAGACTTTGAGAGAAAGAAAGACGAGTGCGACAGGGCGATACGGAATGTAGAAAGCAAAGCCAAGCAAGCCAGGTTGAAAGAGTTAATGGAACATTTCAAGGTTACTCTTTGGGCGGTAAGCTGGGACTATCGGTATAAAAAGAAATGCGATAAGTGCGATAAAAACAGAAGAATCCAGGTAGTATTGCCGTCCGGGAAAACCGTGGACGATGAGTGCAGCTGCAGAGTGAATAAGA